TTACCCCACGTATTGATACCACCAATGGTGGATTGAATATCTATTCGATTGCCTATGATGAGACTGAATACTCTGTTGGTTCATTTGCACAAGAATCTACTGTCCAGGAAATCGGTATTCCATATCCTGTCGGAGCACAGGAGTATCTAGGATTCAAGTTTGTACTGACCAGATCGACAACATCTAACGCTGCTGGTCCACTCTTTACTGGCTACCAACTCAAGTCTCTACCTGCCGTACCACGTCAGCGCTTGATTCAGTATCCGCTATTCTGCTATGACCACGAGAGCGATAAGTTCGGAGTGGAAGTAGGTTATGAAGGTTCTGCTTGGGACCGTATGCAACAACTTGAAGCAGTAGAAAATGCAGGCGATACCATCCGAATAGAGGACTTCCGTACAGGTGAATCCTATATTGGCCTGATTGAAGAGATGGATTTTATCAACCGCACACCGCAAGATAAGAGATTCACTGGCTTTGGTGGGACTCTTGTAGTGACAATCAGGAGCGTATAATGACAGTAGCAGATTGGGCAATGCTTATTGCCACAATACTTGGAATAGCCTCAACTTTGTTTATGGGACTACGTTGGATAGTCAAGTCCTTCTTGTATGAACTCAAGCCTAATGGCGGTAGTTCTATGAAGGATAAGGTGAACGCTCTAGAAGAAAAAGTAGATTTGCTTACTGAACTAGTCAAAGAAGCACTGAGGAGATGACCCGTGAAACCTGTTGCAAAACGTGCAACACCTGCTGCTATTGCCGTTCTACGGCAGGCAACTGCGCTTGTACCCAAGCGGAGCAAGTTATCGGATGGACTCCTACCAAGCAAGGCTCACATCAAGGCAAGCCCTAACTCAGATCACAACACGGGACTAGCGGTAGACCTGACCCACGATCCAAAGGCAGGTATTGACTGTGCCGAGATATTTGAAAAACTCAAGGAAGATGAAAGGGTTGCTTACCTCATCTTCAATAAGAAAATTTGGTCACGCCTCAAGGCTAAGTCTGGCAATAGGCCTTACAGTGGTAGTAACCCTCACTCTAAGCATCTTCATATTTCTATCAACGCTGATAGCGCTAATGACACTAGCCCTTGGTTTTGGTGGATGAATCAACCTACAGTTGTGAACCAACTCAAGGCTGCCCTGCAGCCCCAAGCAAAAAAGAAGGTGGCAAAAGGTGGCATTTGGATACCAAATTCGGTACCAAATTTAGCACCAACTTGCACCTGCTGTAAGGTTCACAATAAACGAACGAAAGGCAACTAATGGAAACACTCAAGCAAATATCGCTGACGTGGTTTCGTGCTGCAGCCTCTGCTGCTATTGCACTTTACCTAGCAGGAGAAACTGATGTAAAAACCCTTGGAGCAGCAGCACTTGCTGGATTCCTTGGACCAGTACTGAAGTGGCTCGATCCATCGGCTAAAGAATTTGGTCGCGGAGCAGAGTAGTTTGTAGATAGCGCGAGGCAAAAGGCCCCTGTCCCTAACGGGATGGGGGCTTATTTTTTTATGCCTCTTTATCGATAGGGCAGGGAACTTTGACTAGGTTTCCACAGTTAGCACATTGACCATCCAATGCCCACCACGCAATCTCGTAGTCATCGAACTGTGCAAAGATAGAAAAGACTGTACAACCACAAGTACAAGCGTGGGTTGGACCAAGAGTACGTAGATCAGCAGCAATGATAGGTGGTAGGCTGTCTTTATATTTCAGCAGCCGAAGTAGACGGAACCACATTCTCTGCACGGCTCCCTCCTTGAGGTCGGTCGCCTCTCGGCCTTCGGCCTCGGCACCGACAGGTGCCGTTTATTCGCCTTCGGCTCATATTGTAATCATCCATCAGTGTGTCGCAGGGGCGACACGCCGTATATATCCATTACCATTATCCAGTGACGACATTAGTAGCGATAGAACTAGAAGATAGAGCAGTTCTAGCAGCAGATTCCCAGATTACTGAGGATAGCCTACGAACTATTAGCACTGCCACGCCTAAGATTATTCACGTCGGTAAGTATCTACTAGGTCTTGTCGGTGATGCTAGGCCAGGAGATATCCTTGCCTACAACTGGACTCCACCTGCATACAAAGGTGCAGATCCCATACAGTGGATGGGTAAGAAAGTTATGCCGTCGATACTCACGGCGTTCAAAGAGAATGGATATGACCCCTATGAAGCGTCGAAAGATAAAGACTCAGGATTCGACTACATTGTCGCGTTTGATGGGAATGTATTCCATATCGCGACGGACTTATCTTTCATCAAATCTGATCACAAGATTTATGGAATCGGTAGTGGCGGCGCTTATGCTCTTGGTTATCTTTATGATCGTCTGGGTCGTCTCACTATTGGTAATGTAGAGCAACACGCCGAGAAGTCCGTTCAAATTGCTTCAATGCTTGACGTGAATACTTGTCCACCCATACAGTTGGTAACTCAGATGAGGGAGTTATCGTGAAGAAGAACTGGTCACAGTGGAGTATTTATCTCAATCCTAATAGCCTGCAAAACTGGGGTTTAGGTATCAACTACTACCACGAATATGAATCAACGCTATTTGTGATAATGGCTAGAATTTGTCAGATAGATTTGTTATTCTTAAACATTACAATTACACGATGGGAAAACATACGGTGGCACTAGACCCAAAAGAGTTACTTATCAAGGCTCTACACGAGCGCGAGAATAAACGACCACGTTCTACTCAGGTGCAGATAGGTCCATCAGAGTTAGGTGGCTGCCGTCGTAAGGTCTGGTACAAACTTAACAACCAGCCTGAGACTAATGAGAATGAGTTGAAGTTGGCTGCCATTATGGGAACAGCCATCCATACTGCTATTGAGAAAGCATTGGCAGATAACAAAGAAGTTTTGATTGAGCAGACCGTTGAACATAACGGTATGAAAGCACACGTAGATCTCTACATCCCAGGAACTGGAGATGTAGTTGATTGGAAGACAGTAAAGGTGAAGAACCTGACCTATTTTCCAAGCCTCCAGCAACGCTGGCAGGTACATACTTACGGATACCTAATAGAACAAAGTGGATTGGGGAAGGTCCACAATGTGCATCTTGTGGCAATACCACGAGACGGTGACGAGCGCGATGTAAAGGTCCACTCAGAGAAGTACGATACTTCCATCGCGCTTGAAGCCTTATCTTGGTTGGCTGGTATCAAAGAGTCACAGACTCCACCAGAGCCAGAGAAGGACGAGAGTTACTGTAAGTTCTATTGTAAATACTACGACGCATCAGGTGAGATGGGATGCGTTGGTCTAAAAAAAGAACGTACAAAAACTGAATTACCGTTGATAGAAGATAGATCTGCTGCTGACAAAGCACTGACCTATCTCCAACTGGATAGCCAAATAAAAGAATTGACAAATCAGAAAGAGTCTTTGAAAGAAGAACTTGCTGGTGTTGTCGGTGTCACTGACACAGGAGTAGAGGTTCGTTGGTCTTCTGTGGCTGGTGCCAAACAAGTAAATAAGGAACTGGTCCAAGAACTTCTAGGCTTTGTTCCAACATTAGAAGGTAAGGAAAGTCTACGACTTTCAATCAAACATACTGGAGGTAAATAGTGGCTGCAAATGAATCAACCAAGTTCCAAGTGAATTTCAAATCACCTGATGGAACTCTTATCAATCTCTACGCTGCAAACAAGGAGGAACTAGAAGCACTGCTGACCGCAGCGCAAGACTTTTCCGCCCTTATTGGAAGCGTTAGCCAATCTTTCTCAGGCGTTAGACCTGCTGCGCCCGTATCATCTGGTGGATTCAATAGATTAGATGACAGGGCAAACCCACCAGCAAAACCACAAGTAGTTGAAGGACAGACTCCAGAATGTAAGCACGGACAGATGCAGTTCCGTACTGGCAATGGAGCCAAGGGTCCTTGGAAGGCTTGGATGTGCGCTGCACCAAAGGGTGCGCCAGACAAGTGCGACGCTATCTGGGTTCGATGACCCAATGCGAGGACCTCGTGAGTACGAGAGTCCTCTCTGCGCTCAATCAGGCGGTGACTTCTGGTTCCCTGAACCAGGACTTGGATCAACGCAAGAAGCCGTACACGCTAGAAGTATATGTAACTCGTGTATCCATCAAATTGAGTGTGCAGAATGGGGCATCCATTACGAACGTTACGGAATCTGGGGTGGTTTATCAGAGTTCCAACGCAAGCAAATAAGAAGACAGCGAAACATTGTAGTCAAGGAGGAGAGAAGTGCTTAGACTTTCACGTGCGTGGCAATCCACGAACGTCAAGGCTACACCCCTACCCGATGTATGGAAGTCTCTCAACTCTACTGATGTGAATGTGAAGTTCAGACGTGGACAAGTCTGTATGGTTGCTGCTGCACCCAACGCAGGTAAGTCTATGTTTGCTCTGGTCTATGCGATAAAGGCCAACATACCAACGCTCTTCTTTTCAGCAGATACTGACACCGCAACGGTGATGATTAGAACTGCTGCTCATCTATCAGGTCATTCACAACTGACAGTTGAAACTAATTTACATAAAAATCCA